GGCCTCCTCAAAGGCGAAATAGTGGAGGGGATATTGACGGTCTTTGGCCTCGCAGGTAAACAGGTCCTCATCATTCACAAGGTCTTTGCGAGAGAGAACGCCTGGACCGGCGAGAGCCAACCTCCGACGGAGAAGCCACCCCCGGACAAGAGCTTGGATTCGGACCATCTGAGGTGTCTTATGAAGGGACGCCCAGAGCACAGGCGACCGGGTTCGGGCATGGAGCCCACACAAGGAATATCCACTCAGGGCGAGGCACTCACATTGGTCTGTGGCCCCCCTCTTTCGCACCGCCGCACACCGACTCATTGTTCTTCAGACGGTTCTTCTTGAAAGTGGAACTATGCGATCAAAACGGATTTACGGTTGGCGGGGACAACTAGAATTACACCCAGCTAAAATGTCCACCAACGCAATTGTTCCCCAGAGCACCCTCGACTTCAACCAGGTCTCCTTCGGCGATGTCCGCCTCAACAAGGCCGGCGGCAAGAGCATCCCTATCAAGTACTCCGGTCAGAACCTCCAGATCCGGCTCGAGAAGTCAACCTACCCCATGGGCGTCAACATTCGCGAGAATGAGAACGGCACGACCTACACGATGAGCCTCAGCCTCCGCGGCTGCGACGCCTACGCCAAGGAGCGCGCAGGTGCCGAGGCCGGGAGCACTGGAAAGCTCTACAACTTCCTGCTTGATCTCCAGGAGGGCGTTCTCCAACACGCTACCAAGAACGCGAAGAAGATCTTCGGCAAGGATCGCTCACTCGAGGTCCTCCGCGACACCATGAAGTCGTTCATCTCTCCCTCTGTGGAGAAGGTCAACGGTGAGTGGGTCCCGACGGGCAAGTACCCGCCCAGCCTCAAGATGAAGGTCCCGGTCTACAGCGGCGATGTCGCGATGGACGTGACGGACCACATGGGGAAGCGCGTGGAGATCGACATCGACAACCTCGCGACGGTGTTCCCGAAGCGCTGCGAGGCCAGTATCGTGGTCTCTCCCAGCATCTACGTGACGGGCACCGGCTTCGGCGTGACCTGGCGCATCACCTACGCCAAGGTGAGCCCTCCCCAGCGCACGACTGCGGCTGACGTCTTCCGCGATGAGATCGAGGAGGAGCAGCGCGGGTCCAGCGCTGTGGCCCAGTCTACTGTGGAGGAGACGGCAGCTCCTGCGTACGAGGAGGAGTCTCAGGCCCAGGAGGAGGAGGTGTCTGTTCCTGTGGCAGCACCTGTACCGGCTCCTGCGCCTGTGAGCCGCCGGAAGGTGAAGGCTTCTGCGGCTGTATAAGATCCCAAACACGTGACGTAGGGGGCGGACGATACACAATCAAATCATCATCCACAAAAAATACCTTTTCCGTTGTAGGGAAGTCAAGCGGCTGTGTGACTGTCTGGCATCCCCGCTTTGGACTCAGAGAGCGGCGGCCACAGGTTTTGCACACGTGAACCTCGGGGAGCTTCCGGAGCATGGCAGCTGTGACAAGCCGCATCGGGCCGTACAGGCACTGCTCGAGGAATGCATCAGGAGTTGCCCAGCCTTCGTTGACAAAGCGATCAAAGACTGACCGAGGGAGACTGGACCAGATGTCCTCTCCGCGCTCCCATCCGTCCTCCTGAAGGTAGGTGCCAAACTCTGTCTCGCGGAACCAGAGGACGCGGAAGTCGGCCTGGTCCTTGAGCGAGTGCTCGGAGAGACCCACGCGGTCCAGGTCCTCCGAGTAGAGCCAATACACATTCGCGTGGGAATACTGCGGGTCACGCGACCCCCGATATACTTCACGTCCATCGATGGTCCAGAGATCGGAGACAATGTCCAAGTCATGCTCCGTAATATCACGCCCAGTGTCCGTATAAAAGACCCCAGGCACAAGGTCGGATTCCATTACTCAAGGGTGAGAAGCATCTCAGTCTTGAGGAACGCATTTTCTCTGAAATGTATAAATGCCTGGAACCACTCAGAAGGCCGTCCACCGCCAGATCGCGGTGGATTGGACGATCAAACCCGCGAACGGAAGCGCGAAGAAGGCTTCGCTGAGCAAGTTTATCGACTTTCTTGAAGACAAGGGCTACGACACCGAGAAGCTAGAGGACAAGGTTAGCAGCGAATTGCGGAAGCACGTGAAGAAGTCTGGCTTCACCGTGACGGGCGTTGACCCGACGCTTGAGTTCGTGGACGTGAAGTTCAAGGAGGAGCCCAAGAACCCCCCGAACCATGAGTTTACTGTGGGTCTGAAGTCGGTCAAGGCGGGGGAGGGCCAGGCGGCTATGCCTGCCGCCAAGTTCACGTTGATGGCCAAGTTTGATCTGATCTCGCATGGCGGTCGTCGGACCCGTCGTCGCCACCGTTAATTAAAGGTCACCTTGACCGTCACGTTGTGCATACAGACCGCCTTGGTCGCTGACCGGCTGAGCTCATGGCGCTTCCGGCGCTCACCCTCCTTGGGCGTGATGGTCGTCGAGCACTCATCCATGTCGCGCTGGATGTCCTCGTAGTGCTCCTCCAGGTAATCGAGCACCTCATCCTGGATGGCCCACTCGAAGAAGTTGAGCTGCCCCACGGTCGTGTTCATGCCGAGGAACTGGATGCGCTTCCAACGGCAGAAGGGGTCGAACATCTTCTTGCTGTAGGCCTTGAGATGCGCCTTGTAGGCCAGGTAGATGATCACGTGGCGCCCATTCGCCGTCATATACGAGACATTGTGCTTTTTCGCATAATTGGTCACAAGCCAGTCAATGAGACGCAGAGACAGCTTGGAATTCCCTGCGATGATCTCCCGGACGCGCGACAGCACGGACTCGGTGGCATAAAAGTTGGACAACCGGTGGAGCACGAGATGCTCTTTGCTCTGAATCTCCTCCATGGTAGAACCGCGGTTGTTCATTGAAAATGGGTTAGAAGAGAAACGAGTAAAGGGGTAATGGAGGACGCTGCTGCAGAGTTCAAGGCTCGTATGGAGTCCTATGCAAAGACCCGGGAGGATATTGAGACACCGCACGACTGTCATGCAGCCTACATCCTTTCGGACTTTGGCACAGATCTGGATGCCATTGAACCCTTTACCGCTGAGCTCACGGGCATTGTGGACAAGATGAAGGAGGAACTGGCCAATGAGGTACGCATTCTGGAAGGGACTGATGTGCCGGAATATAAGCCTGAAGGACAAAACGAACTTTCGGGCGACGAGACCAAGGAAGATCAATGGAGGACCGTCTTACTGAATGGCTCCTCGACAATCGGCCGTACACTCACCTCAATACCCGGCTCAAGCAGTTCGTCTTGTTCTGTAAGACACAACAGCCCGGTCTCTCCTACACTCGGTTGCGACGCGAAGTTCTGCGAACAGTCGACACCCTGCTTCTGGGTGATCTCGGACGGCTGTGGATGCGGGACCGCTGCTATGAACGAGTCCTCCGAATGTACGGTGCCAACGACCAACGAACCGACGCCTGGCACACCAAGCGAGGCGAAATGATCACGGCCTCGGAGGTCTATCAGGTGTTGGGGTCAGAGGCTGCTCGTCGCGAGGTCATGATGCGGAAGCTGGAACCTCGGGCCCCCAGCGACGGCTCTAACCCCATTCCCGCGCTCATCTGGGGGACACGGTTTGAGCCGGTGGCCAAGAAGATCTACGAAGAGCGGACCCGGTGCGAGATCACGGATGTTTCGTGTGTCCAGCATCCGATCCACTCCTTCCTGGGCGCCTCGCCCGACGGGTTGATTGTTCCGACGGTTGATGAGCCGCGACGCTACGGACGGCTGGTGGAGTTCAAATGTCCCATGAGCCGCAAACCCTCGGATGAGATCCCGCCGGGGTACGTGCACCAAATGCAGATGCAGATGGAGTGCACGGGAATCGACGAGTGCGAATATGTGGAGTTCCGGTTCAAGGTGGTGAACTACACGGAATGGAAGCGCAGCAAGGACACCAAAGGATGCTTTGCAGTCTACGCGTCGGGCAAGGTCGATTACAACTGCGACTGCGACTGTGAACCCGACGATGCCCAGGTGCTGCATTGGGTCCTTCAGAGCATCAAGGAGGACTTTGTGAAGAAGGATCCGACCTGGCTGCCCACGGTGCTGCCCAAGCTGCGCGAGTTCTGGGACGAGGTCGTCGTTCATCGCACCAATGGAACGCGCCCTGAAGAGCCCAAGAAGTTGCCTGTGCTCGATATGTGAGCGACTTTCATGAACAGGTCAAAAAACCATGTATATGTCGGAGAATACCATCGTAGCGGCCGCCAGAGATGGCATGTATTGGGACGGCGCCTACAGTCGATTCCACGTCGGAAACGCGATCGAGGCCTATCTTCGCGAGTCCATTCGGCGGATTCCCGTCCCGGCCACGATCATTATTCCCAAGTCGGACGGGTTCATCGGTCTGAAGTACGTCGAATCCGAAGAGATCAACCAGTCGGTTTTGCCGTCAGAGACGTTGTATATGCACCTGGAGTCTCTCCGTCGCCCGGCCACCTATCCGATTGTGGCGGCTCTGTGTTCCCGTGGCATGGACCGGAGCAATATGCTCTATCTTCCACTGGATGATGCGACGTTCGAGGTGGGTCTTGAGAAGATGCTTGAGCCAATCCCGCAACCGGCCTGGGAGGACCGGAAGCCCATTGCCTACTGGCGTGGTGGGGCGAGTGGGTGTGGATTCGAGCGTCCGAATGTCCGTGTTCGCGTGACAACTGCGCTCTACGGCTACCCGGGAACGGATGTGCGGATCACGCCTTGGTGGGGCTGGGAGAACGGCCACAACATCCCACCGTATATGTTTGCACCGCGCTGTGAACTGGACGAGCACTTCCAAAACAAGTATCTTCTCATCATCGACGGCAACTGCATTGCGTCAAACCACCAGTGGGTCTTTGGGTCGGGATCTGTGCCCATCATGATTACGCATCCAGACAACCGGTATTGGTTTCAGAAGTATCTGAAGCCCATGGTGAATTACGTGCCAGTCAAGTATGATCTTTCAGACCTGAAGGAGAAGATTGACTGGCTGCGGGAGCACGACGAGGAGGCCAAGAGGATCGCAGAGAATGCGGTGTCCTTTTCTCGTGTGGTGTTTTCCCCTGGGTTCCAGCGCAAGTACATCGACGACTCCCTCGCATCGATTGTGATGGGCAATTCGTCCGAGCTGTTCCGTAGGTATATTGGAAAGTGTCTGATTCCAAGCGATATTAACGAACACCTTCAGACGCTCTATACCTATGCGGGACGATGCACGTCCGTTGTGGAGTGTGGAGTCCGCGACGTGGTGAGTTCTTATGCATTTGCCTCGGGCCTCCGAGGGACACCTGGACATAGCTACACGTTGATCGATCCGTATGAGTCACCCCAGATCGACCCCTTCCTCGACTTGTGTCAAAAGGAGGGTGTGAATGCGTTCTTCATCAAATCAAATGATACAGAATGCGATCCTCTAGAGACCGACATGCTGTTCATTGATACGTGGCACGTGTATGCCCAGTTGAAGCGGGAACTTGCCCACTGGCACTCTCATGTGCACAAGTATATCATCATGCACGATACGACCGTGGATGAGATTCACGGCGAGTCGATCCGTATGAGTTTGGATACGGCCGCACAGAGCCGCGAGTCAGGGTATCCCGAGGAGGAGATCCGCATGGGGCTTGGACCTGCAATCGCCGAGTTCCTCGGAACCCATCCGGAATGGGTGGTCGAGAAGAAGTACACCCACAACAACGGCCTCACCGTCTTAGCGCGCAGGTAAGATAGCGCTTCCACCCCACGACAGGCGGAGGGCGGAACTTCTTCACCCATTCATCAATTGTATATTGGTCTCCCATGCTGCGGTTACAACGCGCACAGATGGGAACAAGGTTGTCAAGAGTCGTCTTGCCGCCCTTGCTCTCTGGGATGTTATGACCGCACTCGTAGTCGAA